CAAATTGTTGGCAAGTATTATGATGAAGGCAGTGGCCGTGAGGCACCCGATATGGAAACTGCTATGCGTCTTGGCACAGGCAGGGCGGCAGTTGATAGGCTTATTAGCGGGCATATCAAATATCTTCAACAGCAATTCCCCGGTATTCAACCATTAGGCAATAGATTACAACCGGAGGTTCCGCAACAACCAGCACCACCACAAGGTGAGGTAGTGCAACCACCACAAGAGCAAGTTATAGAACAGGCTCAACAAAGGGCTGAAAGGCGTGCTGAACAACCAAGACCACCACAACCCCCAGCCGAACCACTACCACCACCACCACCCCCTGTTCCAGTGGAACAACCACCACCACCAGTGCCAATTCAACAACCGCCTCCACCCGTGCCAGCACCACAGGTTCCCCCTAATATTCCACCGGAAATGCCCAATGATCGCCTAAACGCTTTTCAAATGCCACAGGCTGGGGTTGACAGGCAAGACGGACCGCCAAGATTTAGACAGGGTTGGAGAGGAATGGCAGATAAGTTAGCATATCTAACTGGCAGGGGGGCTGGCCGACTTGGTAATATCTTCGGAAAAGAGGACATAGAGGGAATGCTTGAACAAGTCCAATGCCAATTGGCTTTACAAGATGAAAGCATTGTCAAAGCAATACCCCGCACACCAATGCAAAAATCCAGTGCTACCGATCTTGCCATGATGGCGGGTGTAGTAAATCGCCCTGTTTCCGATGTGGTTGCTATACTAAATAGTAGGGGCGACTGGCGTGAGATGTCTAAATCTATGGATGTTCCATTAGATGTTATACAAGTAGTAAAGGTGGTGTTTCAGTGAGAAAGCATAATGAATTTAGCGCAGACAGGCTCGCAAGGGCACGAATGATAGCCGAGCGAGATGCGGTTGACAAAGGATTTAAGGATTTTATGAGGAACCCAATTCAGCAAACTGCTGGGGCTTTTCAGCGTTTAGGTGATGCAAATGCTGAACGAAAGGCAAGAGGTCAATACGACCAATTAACACCCGACGCACAAGCAAAATTCAAGGATGAGGCAGGGAATGTTCTTAGCCGTGAAAACTATGCTAATAAAGTCGGTGACGAGCGAAGATTGGCAAGAGATAATAAGAGGCTGGGTGCGATGAATGCCGCAGTTGGTAATCCAACACCAGCCGCACAAAACCCACCAGCACAAAACCCACCAGCACCACAAGGTGGTGGAGGGCAAAACCCAGCACCAGCACCCGCACCACAAGGGCATATTCCCGGACTTGGTATGTTTGGTGGAGGGCAACAACCAGCACAAAATCCACCAGCACCACCAGCACAACAAGGTGGTGGACAAAATCCACCAGCACAAAATCCACCAGCACAAAATCCACCAGCACCACCAGCACAACAAGGTGGCGCACCAGCACCAGCCGCAGGGGGCAACCAAATGCAAAATGCCGCTAATCAAATGGCCTTTGGTGCCGATGCCGCCGCACTGGCAAGAGGCAAGGGAGGCGACCAGCAATCATGGATGAAGAACCGTTCATTTGGTGGAAAGGTTGCCGATGTATTGTCAATGGGATTGACAGCAAATATGGGGCAAACGGGATATGGCGCAAGACGACAGGCTAACCAGCAAAGTAAAGACCAAACAGACCGATACAATCTCGCAAACCAAAATATGGCTATGCGTGCGGCTGGAATGCAACCGCAACAATTGAAATTTGCATCAGCCGAGCGTATTCACAATTCGATAGAACACATCTTACTAAGAAAACAAATTGGCCGGTGATAACATGGATAGGTATGACGATCTTCTAATCAAAGCCCGTGAAGAAATGATGGGCAAACAACCACTACGCAAAGGTCGTGATTCTAAGCAATTATTTTCTCAAGTATGGGAACAGGTGATGAAAGCACCACGACAAGACGACCCATACGGTTTGAGGGAGTCTTACGCACAAACAAGACAAGAGCAAAAAAGACAGGATAGAGGCAATTTCAATACAATGGCACCACAACCAGCAGACCCCTTCGGTCAAATGAATGAGGGTGCATCTTTAGAAAGCGCAGGGCAACAACCACCAACAGGTATGGGTGCTAACTTTAGTCAAGGCCGAAGCGAAACCCGTGACCCAAACAAGACAGGTATGTTTGGCCGAGCCAAGCAAGGCATTAGCAATTTTATGGGTAGGTTTAGACGACAACCTGCTGAACAGGAAACGACTCAAGGAACAGTGGAAAGTGCCAGTGGTTCACCACCAACGATGGAAGAAAGAAAGCCGAAAAAAGAACCATTAGGTGCGGCTGAATCTTACCGGAGAACATGGGGCAAAGAACCGGATGAACAGTGGCTTATGCAAAATGACCCCGAAGAATTACAGCGAAGGCAAGAGCAACAGCAAATTACATCAACACCGCCATCAATTGCTAACAAGTATAGAGATGTTGACCCCGACAGTCCATCAAGCCGATTGGCCGAAATGCGTGAAGAAATGGGAGGGCGAGCCGCCCCAACAACCCCATCATCAATGCAAAGCATATATGATAGAATCAATAACGATATGAAACCAATTGAGCCACAGCAGACATCTCCAACGGAGGCAGGGCTTAACCAAATGAAAATCACAGAATTTGCACAGCCAAAGCGAGATTTAGATAACGAGTTAAGAGAATTTGGTATTGATAGCCGAGGCCAAAGGGTTGAGCCTCCACAGGAAATGGAGGAAACAGAACCTATGACTGACAAGCCTTCGGCTGACGAAGTGGCAACCACAAAAAGAGGTTCGCCAATACCAAGAAGGGCATTACCAATGGGAAACATTGAAACACGGGATGAAAGATTGCTACCGGAAAAGGTGGAATCCCGTGAACCCCAACCTATGGCCGATAGTGGAAGAAGGAAAAGGACATTCACTACCGCCAATGAAAGAACCGAACAACAAATAACCGATCAACACCCCGAAGCAAGATACGAAGATGGTCGTTTGAAGCAAAAAAATCGTAGGAATAAGATAAGAGAAAAATACAGTTACGAGGGAACACCGGAGGATGAACCGAAACCGCCTAAGAAGGCCGCACCTAAGAAGGCTAAGAAAGGTCCAGCCGCAAAGGCTGTGAGCAATACAAAAAAGGGTAAAGAAGTTGCCGAAGCAAACAAGCAAGCCGCAATTGAAGGCACCCAAGAAATGCGAGAAGAAGCACCGCCTAAGAAAAAGACTGGCACCAAAGCCCAAAGAGGTAAGAAGCCAGTAAAAGAGAACATAGAAGGTGCCCAAGTTATGCAAGAGCCAGCCAAGCCAAAGAAGGCATCGGCAAAGAAACTTGTTGAGAACACCACTAAAGGAAAAGAAACAAAAGGTCAAGGCGTAAAACCATTCCCAAATAAGCCAACACAAAAGGCAAGGCAACGCCCTAAGAATGAAAAGAAGGCAAAGGTCAATGAGGGTAATGAAGCGGCGGCGAAAGCCCGAAGCGAAAAACGCCAAGAGGCTAAGGCTAAAAAAAAAGAAGCGGTAAGTGAGCCGGAGGAAAAAAACTACACAAAATACATCTCCGGTTCAAGCGATAAAGATTATGTCAATGAAGTGGTTGAAGCGGCAAGGAATGGAAACGCATCAGCCATTAGTCGTTTGAAGAATGATAAAGGAGATTTAGTCGATCATCACGGATTTAGTGACGATGAAATAGATGAAATAACGGGTTGATGCTAAATGAGTAATGGCATCCATGAGTTAGCGAAGAATGTTGACTGGGAGATGGGTCGCAGGGATTTCAAGTATTTCTTTGAGGACATTTGCGGAAAACACGAAAACTACATGGTTGCTGACTTTCATCAAGAATGGTTCGACATGTCCGAGAACCATAACAAGACTTGTGTGATTGCATCCCGTGACCACGGTAAGTCCGTTTTTTACAGGGTATATTTACTTTGGAAAATGGCTTACAATCCCGGCACAGAAGTCCTATTTTTCTCACACAGCCAACACCAGTCAATTGAACACATGGCTAAAATGAATGAGTTGATTGAAACAGTGCCAGCATTACAGCACTTGAAACCTAAGCGTGGGTGGGCGAAGCAAAAATTCAAATTCACAAATAAATCATCTATATCGGCTATGTCCGTTGGTAAAGCGGTTCGTGGTGCCCACCCCGACATCGTAGTGCTTGACGATATATTGTCCAGCGAAGCGGCAACACAGTTGACACATGTTGCTTCTTGGTTCTATACTGCTCTATTGCCAGTGCTTCACCACACAGCACAGTTGTGTATCGTCGGAACACCATTTTCATACACTGACCTGTATCAAGAGTTGAAAGGACTCAAAGGGTATCAAGTTAGAGAATACCCTGCTATTAATGAAGAAACAGGTAAGCCACTTTGGCCGGAACGCTGGTCGCTTGATGCACTGCAACAAAGAAGGGGAGAAATGACATCAATAGCATTTACCCGTGAATATTTATGTAAGCCGATAGCCAGCGAGTCAAGTTTATTCCCAATTGAAATGACCGAGCCGTGTAAAGATGAAGATTACGCATTTGTTTTTGACCCGTATGCGGGCGACTTTGATGAGAATGTCAATTATTACATTGGTTGGGATCCTGCAATTAGCCCCGATAGAAAGGCTGACTATACCTGTATGTGTGTTATCGCTATGGATGAGAATAGGCATAAGCGTATAGTATGGATGCACCACGAAAAAGGAATGGACTTCAATTCACAGATTGATAAAATCATAGAGTTGAATGCAAGATTCAACCCAGTTGTTGTCGAATTGGAAACCAACAATTTCGCACAGGCGTTCCATCAAGTATTGAAGGAGATTACTGATTTACCTATCAAACCGTTCACTATGAGCCGTATGAGGAAGGAAGCAATTATACACAGCCTTCAATTGCATTTTGAACAGCGACACCTGTTGTTGCCATACAAGGAAGAAGGGAGAACACGGAGAATGATAGATACTTTGCTCAATGAATTGTCAATGTTCACCATGTTGCCTAATGGCAAAATGGAGTCATTGGGGGCGCATGACGATACAGTTATTGCGTTAGCATTGGCTGTGCAAGCCACAAAAGAATACCGTGATAACATTGTAATACTTGACAGTGCTACATGGACTAAGAGGATAGGGTGGGCTGATATATGACACGCATATTGTGGAACCCCGAAGTGCGGTCTTTTGAAGATGCGATTATCAAAATTTTACCACCGGAGGTTAGCACAGTCGGTGGTTTGTTTGGCGGCAATTTGCTTGACGATAAGAAAAAGAAAGAGCAAGAATTACAACAAGCCGAATCTAAACTTGAAGAAGCCGAGAAACAAAAAGAAGCCAGTAAGGAACAGCAAGAGGTTGTTGAAGAAAACACAAAGGAACAACCACCCGAAGCAACAAGCGGTGCTGAAATAACTGGCTTCAAAGGCGGAGAGCAAGTCGCTAATCCAAACGAACAACCCGGCACAATGGCTACCGCACCACCAAAGGTTCCGGTTAGCAAATCATTTTTCCGAGATGAGTTTGGTATTAGTGGTTCAGATCTCATAGACATGTTACATAAAGCGGGAGAAAGTCATGTGGTTCCAAGCGTAATTGAGTTGTTACGCCAAGAGCAAAGGGCTGTCCTCAAACAATTTGATTGGTGGCAAGATGATGATTGGGATTTGTTACAGTTGCACGACAATGACTTCAATGTAATATTGAATCATCCGAACAGGTTAGAATATCAATTGCGAAAGACAGTTGCTAAGGTAAAGAAGGCCAGTGATAAAGATGTTGATGGTATTTGGAAAGAATGGCACGACAGGCTAAATGCTGAAATGCGTTTGAGTCGTAGGGAGAGAAACCTGTTGGAAAAGAGCCATGAAGTGTTGAGAAAGAACGGAGATATGAATGCCTCCAATTTAACATCTTATGGAATTGACGCAACACCTTCGGAATTAGCCGGTTTGATTAAGACATACGGTTGGTTATACGACACAGTGGTAGTGGGTAAAGGCACAACAAAAGATAACCGGACATTACAATATGGAACAACAAAACCACCTATTTTTCTCAAACATGTTGACTCTTTCATAGGTAATCTATGGGAGGTTGGCGGTAATTTGGAATTACTGAAAAATGGCACACCACGATTGACCCTGCCGTTTGACACAAAGCGTGGGGAAGATTATGCCAATGTATTGAAAAGCAAACTTGGTGTCGAGCGTATTACATGGGAGGGTCGGCAATTCGTGTTAGAAGGTGAAGGTGCTATATTCAAAGCCGCAAAAGAAGCCATGCCATATTTGACTATCAAAAAGGCCGATGCGGCTATTGTCGTTTCCGCTTTAGAAGGTGACGAAAACGCAGGGCGTGTGTTGGCTTTCGACAATTCTAATCAAGACTTACAGGTTGAATTGATGAAGTCTTGGAATGCTTCGCAAGAAACTATTGAACAATGGCGGAGGGATATTGTAAATGAGTGCTGATAAGAAACGAATAGATCGTTTGTTTTCCGCACTGGGTGTGGACATGGAAAGACATAGCACACCCACACCGGAGATGCCATTATTCACCAGTGGTGTGCAAGAACCACCACTGTTACAGGGTATTACAATCCCAGCCTTGTATGCGGCGGCATACGAATCGCTTGTGTTGCGTTCTATCTTGAATCACCTTGCCACTGAAACATTCCGTAAAGGTTGGCACTGGAAACCAAAGTTTGTGTCAAAATGCCGAGAATGTGATGAAACTTATCAAAAAGAAGTGGAAACATGTTTGAAGTGCGGTGGTGAAGTCCGACCAGCCGATAAGAGCGAATATGAATATGCTGACGCATTACTAAAAGCACAGAATCGAATGGGTCAATCATTCCTTGAAATATTGCGTGAAATAGAAATGGACTTGAATATTGTTGACGATGCTTACATTATCTTGACAAAAGAATACTTTGTCGATCCTGCAACCGGTCAACCACAATTTTACAGAATCAAAGAAGTGACCCGTGCCGACCCTATCTTCATGCGTATTGTTGCTGATAAGCGTGGTGTGCGTGGTGGTAAGCAATATACCAGCCTCCTTGACCGTTCATTCCGAACAGGCAACAAAGACGAAAAATGTCCTAAGACTGGACTACCAGTAGTGCCTGTTCATTACATGAATTTAGCAGGTGTAGGCACAGGTCAAGTATATACCGAAGGCGAAGTCATACACATAAGCAAATGGTCGCCATCTAAACTCTATGGTCGCTCTCCTGTCGCTACGCTTTGGCGACAAGTCAATACATTGATTGCTATGGATAATTATGTTTATGCGGCATACCAAAAACGAAGAATGCCAAGAGGCGTTATGGTTATCAAATCATCTAACCTTGAAACTGTCGAGAGGACAGCACGAAACATACAGGAACACCTTGAGCGTGACCCGCAATATATCCCCACTGTTGGTGTTGAAACGGAGAGTGGGCGTGGTGGACTTGAGTATGTCCGTATGATGGACACCCTTGAAGAATTACAATACATACCTATCAAAGACGACATACGACAGCGTATATCATCATTTTACGGTGTGTCAAATGTATTCATGAATGATGTGTCCGGTGGAGGACTGAATAATGAGGGTATGCAAATTGTTGTCACAAACCGTGCCCTTGCGGCAAGTCAAACACTATACAATGAAAGGTTATTCCCGCTTTTGCTTGAGGCACTTCAAATCACAGAATGGGATATATCGTTACACCCACACGAAGAGGAAGATGAAATTATGGTCATGCGAAGAGATGAAATGGCTATTCGCAACATGCTACAAATGAAGCAAGCGGGCTATGATGCAAAACTGCGTGATGATTTGGGCGTATTACAATTCACATACAAAGAAGCACCACCAGCACCACCGCCCCCACCCGGTGCCCCTCCGGCACCTAATCCACAAGGCGGTGCGCCAGTGCAAACCAGTGATTGGAGAATGCCACCAACAATGGATGAAATCTTAAAGCGCAGGGAGAGTGATTCTGTTCATGGGCAAGAAGTGGTGCCCGAAGCCATGCGAACCACACATGGCACAGATTTGAAACCACTACGAAGGGTCGGCCTAAGTCAATTGAATCTCAACAGTCGTAGGACATCAGCGAAGGGCAAGAGTCCGAAGGACATAAACCGCTTTGAGGGTGAACATCATTTATCTTCAACCGAGCGTGATAGTCGTGATACAGCACCACAAGGAATTAAGAATGTGGATGAGCGAATGAAGAATTTAGATAGGCGTTTAGGGCTGTAATTCTCCATAACCTTCATTTAATGGGAGGCTATGGGATAGACTGGTTAAGATGAGTAATGGCTTTCTTGATTTCGGAATTATAGCAAAGATGGATCCTATGGCAAGGAGAGCAACAGCAAGCATGGAAGCCATGCAACAGGCTATTGCTCATAACAATTTAGATGATGTAGCAAAGCACATTGAAGAGGCTAAGAATGCTTTGGCAATTCTTGAGCGTGACATGAACCTTGCTAAGTCTTTTGAGAGAACAGCCATGCTGTCAAAGAGCGATGATACCCCAACAGGGGAAGGAAATCAAGTGCTTGGTAATATCCACCAGCACAAGAATACTTCTTCGGACTATGACGGAACCGAAGGGGCAGTAGTATTGGGTGTTTCAAGATATGGCAGACAATCACCGTGGCGACCACAATCGGAGTAGTGTTAGACATGTATAGGCAAAGTGCTTCAATCGCAGATCGTATGCGAGTGTTAGATTTTGCTAAGTCATTACAGAAGCAAGACACCGATAGCGGCAAGTCCGGCCAAATGGTAAGCAATCCCGATCAAGTAAGTATGCCATCGGCACCACTTAGCACACCACCGGAGATGTCCGGTGGTCCGACACCCGAAGAAATGAACGCTATGGTAACAAGCGGTAAGGTGTATAAATCCAGTAAAGAAGCACTGGCTGATGCTGAACAAAGACTTAGCGACTTGGCTACCGACATTACTGCCCACATTGGCACAATTGGTCAAGCAAAATACACAGACGGTCTTGATGGCGATGCAGTAATGACACACGCTTCAACACTTATGGCTCTCCGTTCTCAAATCGAAGAAACAAGAAACTTTGTTGAGATGGTTCGACTCAAAGACGCAGGTATGGTAAATCACGGTGAGCCTCCAATGATGCCACCGCAGGGATTACAAAACATGCCAGCACCCGGACCAGCAGGTATGCCACCGGGTGGTATGCCTATGCCCGGACCAATGATGGGAGGCATGTGATATGAGCGAAAATGCAGGTGAAGCAACAGCAGACTTGTTAAAAGAAATGGTTGAGGAAATCCGCCATTTGAGAAAGCGAGTTGAACAGTTAGAAAGCGACAACAGCATTTTGGCAAAAGCAGTTGACGATCCCGAATCATTGATGAAGAAGGCAGGGTGGCTCAAAGCAGTTACACCACTATCAGCCGAAGTATTTGACCCTCTAAACCGTGAAGTTGGCGACAGCCCCGATTTCGTTAGCGGTTTCAAATCCGAGATGCTAAACAAAGGCATGGCGGAATTAGAAGAATGGCGACAAATGGAAAATTCCATGCCGTCGCATTCGACACCATCCTCAATAAAATACAGGTGATACAATGCAACCACGATGGAAAGACCCTATGAAATCAGCCGAAGGAGAATTGCTACAACATGTTTTGCAGTTGGAAAGCATAGTAAAGGCCAAGAAAGAGAAAGACAATGAGCAAGTCTTTGCTGATATTATGGGCGATGGTGACAAAGATACAGCGCACAAAAACTACGAACAAGCCCGTGCCAAAGATAGAGGCGAGGGTGAAAAAATGGGCAAAGGCGGCATGTGCAAGGGTGCTATGTGCAAAAAAAATTGCATGGATGAAGGCTGTGGTTCCGGATTAAAGAAAGGTGACGATGATATGTATGAAGATACCACAGGCGGTCCTATTGAAGCAGATGAAATGAAAGAGATGGCTCGGACAAGTAAAAGGAATAGATATTGTCAAAAGCACTTTGGTAAGGATTATTCCGAATGTTCACCAAGTCAAAAAGCACAGTGTGATGGCGAAGTTAAGAAGGGCAATTACATGATGAATGAAGAATTAGAAAATCCAAAACTCGCTGACCGAGATAAAGACGGCAAGTTGTCAAGTTGGGAGAAAACTGTTGGCAAGAATATCGAACAGTCCAAGAAAGGCAAACAAACAGGCAGTTACAAATCCGACAGGGGTAATAAGAAAATACCATTCAAAGAAGAAACAAAGAAACCTGTCACGAAAGAGGACTTCACTTCTCGCTTTATATCACAAAAGACTGGGGTTGACTTAGTAAAGTATGAGCAAGAGTCAATCAGCGATAATGGTGTGCCACAGTTTGTTGACCACTATGGAATTAGGGCGGTCAATTACCAAACCAATGGGCGCATACCACACTATGAAGAAAACGCACAAAGTATTAATGCAATTAGCGAAAAGGCAAAGATGCCAGCATTTGCTAAGACTGGCTACGATGTCAAAGGCTCATCTTTACACATGCACTTGACTAACGGGGGCGACCGTAAAGATGGCAATTGGAATATTGCACCAATTGAAGAAAGGCTAACGGAATTGAAAAAAGGGGCTACAAATCCCGGACTTGTTGATGAGATTGCTAACCTCATGGAGTCAATTGCTAATCGCCTCTAAATAGGGGGGATTAGATGAACCGTGAAGAATTTGTAAGGATTAGAACAGACACATTTTTGTCTATTGTTCAAAATCAAGACATAGACCACGACATCTATCTCAAAGCGTTAGACGATTACTATGGCGATAGCACACAAATAGAGAAAGAAGATCAGGCAATACTTGGTATGCTACCAATGACAGCACCACCACAGTATTCAATGCTTGACATGGACAAGCCATCACCAATGACCACGCTCAATTTACCGCAGGGGTATGAGGACTATATATCCGGTCAAAGAAGGTTCTCACGCACATACGCACAGGATTGGCCGGTAGCAAATGAAGATAACCGGTTTGGCAAACGGCATCCACTATCATACGAATTGCCGACAATGCCTTTACTACATGGGGCTGAACATGGTGAGCCATCATTTGTTGACCATCTTTTACATTTGATTGAGGAAGATGAAGAAGGCCAATCAATCATCAAATCAATGAAAGAGGCTCAAAGGTTGGGCAAAATACCCAAAGAGTATGCTGATATTGTAGGTAGGCCAACGGAGTCATTACATGACTTGTATATGGCTGATAGAAACAATAGGTTCTCATATCTTGAAGATGAAGAATATCTTGACCAAAAGAAAGAGCAGTGGGCTGGCAAACAGGGTAGGCTCGGTATGTTATCATACTTGTTTGGTTTAGAATGGCAAGGCGTTGATGAGCGTGAACAATTTATGAACACGCTCAAAAAGTTAGGACAAACCGAAAGCCCAAACGATGCACAGGCAAGGAAAATAATAAACGATTTCAAAGCAACATCGGGTATATCTTGGGATAGAGCAAAGCGTAATTGGTTTGAGCGTTTCTTACCGATAGCCCGTTGGTGGGAACGCCCATCAGATCGACACGGTCCTGTATCAGCCGAAGATATGGCTTCGGGTCTAACTCATTTGAAAAGCCCGTTTGTTATGGGCGATAATACAACCATTGAGCCATCCATGACTCATCATTGGTGGCAACCTTTCCAATATTGGGGAGGCGTTGGTCGTGATGCTCAATCACTTCAAACGATGATGCGAGATTCATACCCTGCCGCATTCAAGAGTTGGGTTGGTGATGAATTGTTTGGTTGGTTAGCCGACCGCAACCACCCACTAAATGATAGTGAAGATGCTTGGCATAGCAGTGGTTCGTCATTCTTTCCTCAAACAGCAAACCATGAAATGATGAAGGGGCATCCCCACCGTTCAGCCATCTCGACAGGGTGGGCGGCAGGTTCGGAACACCCTTATGTGCGTGGTTTCAATAGACGAAGGGCTTTGTGGTCAACAATATCAAACGGGGCACATTATCACCCAAGTGAAATTGTAGGCACTGGTAAGCGCATGATTATTCCTTCTTACGCTTTTGCTACCGACCCTAATGGGTTAGGGAGAATTATTGCATCACATACAGATGCAGGGCAACCAAGAATCGGACCGACAAGAGAGCGACATCCCGGTGATGAGGAATTTCATACATATCACAATGACCACTATGAAAAGACCGATGCACATTTAGGCCGAATGATGCAACAAATGGCGGCACAATTGAGCAAAGAACATGGTCCGGAGTTGTTATTCGGTAAAGATCCTAACGATGTCTTAGGTAATACAATAGCAAGAGCGAACATTCAACAATTGGCTAAAGCGGCCAACATGCAATTGATGAGGGCTGGTGGTGATGATAAAATGACAACATTTGCGCCTATGGTGATGGGCTTAGGATTAGCACAGCGTGATGTGCCAATTGGTCCGGTATCGCCAACATCAATGGCTACAATGCCGCCAATATATCTAACAGGAGATAAAGACGCTTGGGGTCATAAAATGCCAGCAACATTGGCTTTTAATTGGGATAGGAAAAACAATGCAATACGCTTTGATGTGAAGGACAAACCGTTTGAAACATTACAAAGAACCGCACATGAAGGGCATGTAGGAATGGTTCACCCAACATACCAAGACTATCAAATCAAAGAAAAAGTCAACAGCATACCAGCACTTGAGGCTACGGACATGATGGGTGCAAACTCTATCATAAGTGGTGATTTATTCAAATCCGATGATTACAAAGCCACTGGGGTATTTGAGCGAACAATAATACCAGCACACACAATATATGATTTCTCATCTATTGCAGATCTTAAAGGATTCACTGGCGATTGGGTGGTGCAAAAGAAACCCGAAGGCAAAAGGGTATTTGTTGTAAAGAAAGGCGGTCATGTAAAAGCGACAAATGGTAAAGGCAAAGACATTTCACTACCTTTGAAAGTAAAAGAAGGAGTTAGAAAGCAAGAAGGTGATTGTGTATTTGACGGTGTTCTAAGAGATGGACACTACCGTGCGATTGACTTGTTAGTGCATAAGGGCGATGATATACACATGGAAAAATTAGAGGATAGACTCTCCATACTACGCACTTTGTATGAAACCGATGAAGGCATTTCATTCCCTATGCCAGCCGACTGTAAATTCAGTGATGCTGGTGGTTTGCGCTCAAACATAGACGCTTTGGGCGGGGATTTGTGGTTGCGTGATGCCACTTCAACATTCATGAAGGGTAAAGAAACTCACCATAAGTGGATATGTTATGCGCCAAACGGTGACATGAAAAAGATGTATGCACCATTCCCAACCGTTTCTATCCGTAATGACAACATTGTGTTAGAGTATAGTGGACACCCTGCACCACTGGTAGTAAAGGGTGAATGGGATGGTGAAGGTTTTGACATTGAAACCATAGAACCAGCCAGTCCTTTGGCACAGCACGCTGAAAGACAAATACCAGTATGGGGTGCTATCGGTGTGCATTTGTTGAAGTATGATATGAAACAATTGACACCATACCCGCCAAAACTAAACACGGTTGGCTCAACAATATACAAGGCATCTTTGTTAGATGCTGATGGAGATCCTAAACCGGTTGAAGAAAAGTTAGTGATGGCAAGGAGGCTTATTGCCGAGAAAGACGAGTCTATGTCTATTGACCAATTGACTGGTGCTGTTGACGGTTTAACCGAAAAAGATGTTGAGCAGTTTGGCACAGAATACGGACTTGAGCGTGATGAGAATGGTAAGTGGACTGTCAATGAAGCAATTGACGATGATGTTACCGAGAAAGGGCAAGGTTCACCATTAGCAAGAATAACAGGTAGTATTACTGGCGGTGGCTGGTCGGGCATGATGGATATGCACACCAACCCAAGAGGACCGACCGAATTGGTTGACGAAGAAGCCACGCCTTTCTATGACCCATACCAACCCGAAGATACAATACCAACAGGCGGGGCACAACATGTGCGTATCAAAACCAAAGACGGCAGGGGCGAAGATGTTGAAGGCGAATTAGAGGTTGAAGGCAACCGAGCCGTTATCCGCTTACCTTCAAAGACTAAACAGGAAATGAAAGATGAAGAAGAGGTTGAAGTGCCGATGGATGATTCAGTGCAAGATGAAATGATGCCTCCACTACCACCGCCTCCCCAAAGCGGTTAAATACCTTGACATAAAATTGGTGAGTCAATGGCGACCGCAACATGGACAGCAGTTGGTAGCGATTTCATCTTGAAATCGGATGCTGGCAACGACCTTGTTATAGCGGGCTATGCTTCGGTTGATATGGTTGACAAGCAGGGAGATAGAATCCCAGTATCAGCACTAAAGAAAGCATTTAGTGGCTTTATGGCTGACCCAGCATACCGTAATGTGCAATTAGCACACAGTGGTATTCAAGTGGGCGAGGTTTTGCCCAGTTACACAGACAGTGATGGCCGAGTATGGAAATCCACTGTTGACGATCACGGCTTGTTTGTCATTTGCCGAATTAGGAATGACATCGAGAAAGCCCGTGAAGTCCAAAAACAAATTCGCACAGGAGAGTTAAGAGCCTTCTCCATCGGAGGACAGGCTCTATTCCGTGTTAGTAAAACAACACCGGAACATGGAACCCACCGTGAAATCACGGATATGGAGTTGCATGAAATTACCCTGTGCAAAAAAGGAATAAACCCCGAATCAACCTATACACTATTGAAAATGGATGATGATATTATGACTGAACAAGCAGAAACATTGACGGAAATACGAGATGCGCTCGCACGCATAAACAAACACATGGAAGAAGAAGTAGCAGTGGAAGCACCGCCAGTAATGGAGGAAACTACACTTGCTAAAGAAGAAGAGGCGGCAGTGGCATACATTGACTCCCTTGAGAAATTCGCTCACGAACAGGGCGTTGACCTTGATGGACTTCGTGACCACTTCGGACTTGGAAAGGCTTACATGGTTGGCGTTGACGGAAATCACGGATTTAACCATCGAGGACAAGGCGACCTATACGGCAGTGGTGAAGATGCAACATTAGCACCAGCACCTAAACTACCTAACGCTGTGTCTAACAAATATGTTATCAAGCAACCACAGGTTCCGGGAATGAACATGAATGCACCAAGCAGTGGCAAGCATGTAATTAAGTCCGGACTTGACCTATCTCCACAATCTCTTGAGCGTGGATATTCAGCATACTCCGCAATTCGTGATGAAGAAGCGGTAAAGGCACTGGTCGAGAAAGAATGGTCAAACCGATATGAGGCTGAAACACAACAAGCATTGGCTGTTCAAAAGTCCAAAGACTATTCTTCACAGATTGAAATGCTAAAGCATGAAATTGAAAGCCTAAAGCAAGAAAACTCCACTATTACAAAATCGGCTGTTCCTATGCCGGAACAAAGCCAAATCCGTGTGCCAACCCATGAGGAATTTGCGGCACTTGGAAATGAATTAGACGGATGGCGTGCGCTTGAGGAATTAGGACAGCGTGCGCTATATGGCGGAGGAAACCTTTGAGGGGTGATTTAAGATGAGTGGAAGCACAGGATATATTAGAACAATTGAAGATATGGAAAGACTATACTACGGTGCAGGTGCCGGACAAAACGCATGGGCGTATTCCGGAACAGATCTGTTGAAGGCTGACTCACCGTTGATGTCCAGCACTGCTGGAACATACCAAGCGATTTTTGGTCGTAAAGTATGGTCACAATTGAATCAAGAGTTTAACGCATTCTCTATACTACCAAAGAAACCGTGGGAAAAGTCCGGATGGCGTGTAACCACCGCTAAACCCGACTTCAACAAGGGTGGCGGTGTGCCGGAGAACGCAACAATTCCGGAAACAAGCAAGCCAACATTTGAGCATGTAAGCACCAAGCCAAAGACTGTGGCTCACACCTTTGACTTGACTGAAACTGCTATGTTCCTTGCTGACAAAGACGATGGACTTGGCGATGCAAGGGCTGTCATGAAGATGGAAATGGCAAAACACCACACAGAACACATCAACAAGATGCTTCTTAGCGATGTTAACACTGTGGCTGGAAATGACTTTGAATCTCTTGACCGTATCACTTCTTCATCATTTACTGAAACAAGTGCTTTCGGTGACATTGATGGGGCAAGCGTTCACAACATTTACAACCTAACAAGAGATGGTGCAGGTGCAGGTTCGGCTCAATGGTATGATGCTCAAGTTGATGCAGGTGCAAGCAACGGAACCGATAGGCCACTAACTCTCAATATTCTTGACGGAATGTTCCGTCAAATTTGGGAAGCCGGAGGCCAGCCAAAGGTTATCTTAACTGGCTACGATACTCTTGAAACAATCCAACAATTGTTACAGCCTCAACAACGCTTTATGGAAATGAAGAGAGTTGTGCCGGGTGTCAATGGTGTCAAAGGTGTTCCGGGTATTCAAGGTGGATTCATGGTAGCAACATACAATGGTGTTCCAATTATCCCATCTAAGGATGTCCACAAGGGCACTGGCGGTTCTTCAAGACTATATTTCCTTGATACTGACTACATGTGGTTCTGCACTGCAAAACCAACACTTTACCATGAGTCCGGTATTGAAACAGGCGATCCATTCGGAATCAACAGGCTCGGTCAAATGGGTATGTTCCACACAATGGGTGAATTATGGCAAGCGTTCTTCAAG